TTAATGAACAGGTATCCCAACTACTACTGTTATTAGCACGAAATAATATACCATTCATAGAAGCATCTGATTCATCATAACTACCTACATTAAATTTTGGGTTAGCAACACCGAATACAATATTATAACCACTTGCGTGAGTTACTAAACATTCTACATAAAACTTAGTGCCAGTAGGTACAGCGAAACTTGTCATAGCACCTCTGCTACTTGTAGTTCCATCAAACCTTGTATCACCTTTACTTAAATTTACTGCCCCTTTTATTAAAGGTGACCATAAAGGGAAATTTCCACTACTTGCCATATCTATTTAACTCCCAAATGTTGGACTATCAAGAACTTGATGGTCTGCACCTAAATTACTAACTGTAAAATCATTATTGTTTCCTGAACTGTCATTACCTAAATCACTTGCATTTTCAAATTTTAAATAAAAATCTTGACTTCCAAATGTAATACTTGCTGAAGCATTTTTAGGAATCCACACACCATTTTTAAATTCACCAAATACTGTATGTGCTAAATTTTGGTCATATATACCATACATTTCAGCAACGTAACCATGAAAATTATTACTACCTCCATTTGAAGAACCTACTTCTAAATTGTTACTATTTTGAAATATCCCATGACTACCAGCAGTATTAGATGAAAGACTTTGATTAACTCCATTCACATAAATTGCTGCATTATTATCAGTTGTAGCTCTATAAATATGGAAATGATACCATCCAGTATCTCTATAAATTGCATTAGTTTCAATAGCACCATAAGATGAATAACGCATTGTATCATTACTACTATCAGCTCTAAGTTGTATTTGACCAGCAC